CCGCCCACTCGCGCAGCATGTGGTGCTTCGGCAGCCAGCGCATGTTCTTCGACCACCTGCCCGAGTACCACAGAGCGGGCTGGAAGCTCTCCCAGGACGTCATCGGGCGCGATGGGGACCAGCCCGTCCTCGGCGAGGTCACAGCCGTCTGGGAGAAGAACGTCGGCTCCGGCCGCGCGACCGACCGTTTCCGCCGCGTCCACGAGCACGCCCTCCTCTGGTACCGAGGGCAGTGGCGCGATGTGCATCACGAGGCGGTCCGCGTCCCGGTGCAGCCGACCCTCTCCGATCGCCCCCTCGTACTCGGGACGACCGTCCGGAAGCGGTCCTACTCCCAGCACACCGGCGAGTACGGCGAGAGCGAGTGGGTTGATGATGGCACGCGTCTGATGACCAGCGTCATCAAGGCCAAGAACCTGCGCGGCCTCGCCCACCACCCGACGGAGAAGCCGGTCGGGCTGCTCACTCCGCTGATCAAGTACGGCTGCCCGCCCGGTGGTCTCGTCGTTGACCCGTTCGCCGGGTCGGGCAGCACCTTGGACGCCGCCCGCCAGTCCGGCAGGCGCGCGATCGGGATCGAGGCCCGCGAGGACTACTGCGAGCGGGCGGCCGGGCGGCTGTCCGCGCTCACGTTTCCGGCCGCATGAACCACCGGACGGCCGAGCGGCTCGCCGTACAGATGGCGAAGTGCTGAGCGACCGGCCTGGGGCGAGGCGGTTTTCCCGCCTCGCCCCAGGCCGTGGGGTCAATCGGTGGTGGCGCGCTTGCCGGTGGTGCGGCCTTCGGCGATCTGTTGGGCGCGGGAGCGGCTGGTGCCGAGGGCCTTGGCGACGTCGGCGTGGCTCATGCCGTCGGCGCGCATGGCGAGTACGGCGGTCTGTCGGGCTTCGCGGAGCCAGCGTTGGAGGTCGGGGACGGCAGCGAGTGCTGCTCCGAGGAGCTTTGCCTGGTCGGTGGGGTCGGTGCCGGCGGTGAGGGTGGCGAGGGTTTCGAAGGGGCTGGGTGGTGTGGTCATGAGACCAGTGTACGGGGGAGGGTTGACAGTGCAAGGGGTACCCCGTACAGTCGTGTTCATCAAGCCGCACCGGACACCCCAGGGAGACACCATGACCGCCACCCACACCACCCTCACCATCGGCGACAAGATCCACGGCGTCACCCCCACCGGCACGATCATCCGCACCGGCACCTACAAGGGCTTCCAGGACCGCGCCTCCCAGACCACCACCACCGGCCGCGAGTACGAGGCCCTCGTCCGCTGGGACGGCGACAACTACGACAGCCCCGTCTCCTTCGACCGCCTCATCCCCGCCGGTGCCTGTGACTACTGCTTCGCCACCGACGGCCACCACGTGCAGTGCCCGCGCTACGGCCTCACCCGCGACCAGGCCGTCCGCGACGCCGCCCTCGCCACCCGCGCCTACCAGACCAACCCCACCACCGACCTCTTCACCACCATGCTCAACGCCATCGACCGCGCCCACGACCTGGGCGCCACCGACGACGACATCATCACCGCCACCCTCAACCACTGACCCGAAGGGAGAAACCTGCATGAACCGCGACGACATCGCCTACAGCATCCCCGACTGGGAAACCTCCATCGACCGGTACGTGATGGACGAAAGCCCCCTCCGCCTTGGTGAACTCGGAGCCGGACTCGGCCTCGGGAACCCGCACCCCGACCGCTGCCGCGACGGCGTCCCGCGCACCGAGTGCCCCTACGGCGACCTGTGTGCCGACAACCTGTGACGACAAGCGGGCCCCTCCCGAGGCAAGCGGGAGGGGCCCTACCCGCACCCTATCCACCGTCCGACCCGAACTGGAGGAACACCCGATGACCGACCACTCCCGCTTCGACCACGACCCCAACGCGCTCGCCTGGGCGCGCACCAAAGTGCAAGACGAGATCGACCGCTGCCGCAAGCTCGCCGCGTCCGCCCTCGCCGCCGACAAGCCCGACCAGGCAGAGATGTGGCGGCGCCTGGCCAACCGCATGCAGCGCACGTTCATCGGCGGCGAGGGCTGCGTCATGGGCTACTTCGACGAACGCCTGCCCGCCCTGGCGAAGGCCGTCGACCACTCCGTGCCCGCGCCCATCGACCGCGCGATCCGCCGCGACCACTCCCTGTGCGGGACCGAACCCTGCTCGGACTGCCGATGACTGACCGCCGGACTGCCGCCACGATCACCGACCAGGAACTCGCCGAGCTGTACACCGACGCCGACCGCAGCGAGGAAGTCATCGGCGAACTCAACGAACACGTCATCAACTTCCAGCGCCGTGCCGAGCGTGCCGAACTCGCCCTCGCCCGCATCCACCACCTCGCCGACCGCATCGCCGCCGGCGCCCCCTGGACCGCCAACCACGACGAACTCGCCACCCGCATCCGAGAAGCCGCCACCGTCCCGCCCGCCCCGGCAGCGACCCAAGCGACCAGCTCCGCCGGTCAGCTCCGTGACCTCCTCGCCGCAGTCCTCGGCGCGTTCCCCGACAGCGGCCCCGACGGGCCCGCCATCCGCTCCCGGCCCCTCCCCGCCGAACTCGTCCACCGCTGGCGGCAGACCGCGAGCAGGGCGCAGCCCGAACCGAATGCCGACGTGCAAGCGCTGGAGACCACCGCCCGCGTGTTCGCCGGCCTCCACCAGTCTGCCGAGAGCACCGTGACCCGCGTCATCGGCCTGTACGAGCAGTGGGTGAAGGCCGGCCCGCCACCGCTCGGGGCGTCCATGGCCCGCTGGTGGGACAAGCGGCTCGCCGAACTCCACACCGCCATCCAGCCGCCCGCCCTCGACACCGACCAGACCACGGAGAAGTGACCATGCCCCTCTGGCAGCTCACCGCGGTCCTGGCCGTGCAGATCATCGGCTGGTGGCTCGCCACCCGCGTCACCGAGACCCGAGCCGCCCACCGCGAGGCACGACGCGCCGTCCTCGACCAGAAGCTCAACGAGGCCCTACGCGACCTTTTCCAGCAGCGCGACCAGCAGCAGCCCTGAACACATGACGACGGGGCGCGCCCGACCTCCCCAGATCAACGCGCGCCCCACCCGGTGGCCATCACCCTACGCCGCACCACCAGCACCACGGAGCCCACGATGACCACCACCGCCACCCACCTCCGCACCACCGCACTCCACTGGCACGACCTCCACGAAGCCGCCGGCCAACCCACCCAGATCGGCGCCTTCGGGCTCGGCCTCCGCGGCTACCTCGCCCGCCTCGACGCCGCCGACCGCGACGAATTCGGCTACGACCTCGCCCACGCCACCCACCTCCGCTCCCTCGAACGCGACCCCATCCAGCTCGGCGACCGCCCTGTCCCGGTCCGGCTGCACATCCTCGACACGATGCGCGCCGTCGAGGCCGCCCTCATCGCCTGCGCCGACGACATCGCCCACCACGTCCAGCGCGCACCGATCAGCCCCCCGCCCGCACGCAGGACCGCGGTCGCCCCGTACCGCACCCAGCGGGAGGCGGACATCGCCGCCGCCGACCGCCGCCGCCGGACCGAACTGGCCCACGCGGACCTCGTCGACCCCCGACGCTGGCGATACACCGGCCGCCGCACCGCGCCGTACGCCGCCCTCTGGCTCCTCGCCCGGGTCGAGCGGGCACCGGGCCCGTGCCGCCGCCTGACCGCCGAGGAGGAGAAGCGGATCGCCACCGTCGCGGCCGGCGCCGCCGACCGCATCGAGCGCGCCCTCGATATCGCCGCGCAGCGCCGGACCCTCACCGAGCCGTGCCCGGACTGCGGCGGCACGGTCGACGTCCACGGCGGGGAAGGCCGGCCCCCGGTCGCGCACTGCACCGGCTGCGGCCGCATCTGGGCCGAGGGGGTGGCCGCGGCATGAGGCCCGAGGACTACCGGCGGCAGATGGAACGCCGCCTGCGCTGGCGCCTCGCATTCCGGCTGGCCGGGTGGGCGCTGCTCCTCGCCGCGCTCGCCGTCGTCGCCTGGGTGGCGGTGTGATCCCCGTCGACCGGGCGCGCGCCCGAGCCCGAGAACGCCGCCTCTACGCCGTGCAGCTCGCCGGGTGGCTGCTCGTCACCGGGGCGCTGATCGGGGTGTACTTGACCGCCCTGTAACGCACGAGGCCCGCCGGCCCTTGACGGGCTGGCGGGCCTTCGCGGGGCGCCCCCCTTTGTGCAGAGCCGACGGTACGCCGGGCGGCCCGGGGCGGGGAAGACCGCGACACGACGAAGCCTCGGCCACCACAGCCGAGGCTCTCGTTCATGCGGGGATGAGGTGGAACGCCAGATCATCCATCCGGCGCCTCAGCCTGCTTCGCTCGGTTCTTCCACGAGCCGGTATGCCCCCGGATGATGTCCTGCACCACACCCGGTGACATCTCCAAGCGAGCAGCGATC